GTATTATGGCTAATGGCCATCTTTCCTTTTAAAAAATCTATGTATTTCATATATTATTTGATTTTAGATCATCTCTCATCATAGATGAATGCAGTTTTCAACTATGATGAATGTCTTTCTTTAGAAAACTAAGTATATGTTGTATAACCTTGATAGTCCATCCATTGCCCAATAAACGGTATATCTGCGTATCAGAGCAATCCCATTTGTACCAATCAGGAACGGTTTGTAGCCTAGAGCACTCGATCGGGGTCAATCTGCGGATAGATGATGTCTCTACTAGGGTCATCCCGTTGGCTTGCGATCCCTTATATGAGGTTGCCAATAACGAGTTTGCCTTCTCCCCTTGATCTTTCAGATTTCGTTCTTGCCGCTCACTCACATTACCCTTATTATTTCCCCTAGGTCTTTGCAGGATCAGGTCCATATCCGAATGGTTCCCTGATCCATGGCCTCCAGCTAAGAGACATGAGGCTTTGGTTTGATCTCTCCTTAACGAACCAAAAGTATTGATGATTTGGTAATTATGCCTAGAATCAATGGATCTCCCGGTCGAACTTCTTTGGCATGGTGCCTTCCCGTTTACCGAGATAAAGGTCCCGGTGTTATTGCATGTGCCAACGGCCATCAAGGGGACCGCTTTATCCCCGTCGATCTGGGTGAATCGTTTCTCCATACGTTTATCGTTTGAGATATACCTAATGGCCTTCTCGCTCAGGTAATATTTCTCGTCAACCTCTTCCTCCAAGATATCCCTTAACAATATACCCTCGTCCTTTGGCTGCGGTATGTCTGAGTGGATCTCCCCGAACAGTCCGACCTTCCTTGTCCTTATGTTCGTCCAATACCACCGGTTCCGGTTCTGGGCTGACACCAAATTTGAGTTTATGTTGACTGGATGAACACCGCAATATTCAGTAATTACCCGCATGTGCTCTTTCTTCATGTTCACGTTCTCAAGCAAGAAGAACACATCCGGGTTCAATGCCTTAACGTGGTTCAGTATGTCTACGAATACGAAGAAGAGCTTGCTTCGAGGATCATCGAAAGCCAGTTGTTTGCCGGCGAAAGAGAATCCTTGGCAAGGACTTCCTGCCAGTATGAGATCTATCGTTCCCCAATCTATCTCCCATTCCCTCCACTTAGTCACGTCCCCTAAATGTATCGTGTCCGGGAAGTTCAGCCTCGTTTGGGATATGGCGAACTTGTCGATCTCGCTCGCATAATAATGCTCCGGTTCAATCCCGAGTTCTCTTAACGCGATCCTACCACAAGACATTCCGTCAAATAAGGATAAAACATTCATGTCTCTCTCGTTTTAGCAAAAACTACGCTCTCGTGATCCGGCCTCAGATGGGCCATGCAAGCCTTGCTGTATTCGCAATCCCTAGCTCCATCGCCCCGGAATAGGCATCCCCTGCATACGACCGCTTTCCCTTGGTATATTGCCTCGAAGCGCTTGACTTGCACCCTGTTTGTCCCGACTTGAATAACAAAACCGGTAGGGGTGTTTCTCAATCTCTCTGTTATTTCCATGTTATCTTCTTCTGCTTTCTCCGTTTAGGATTATCACGTTAAAACTCTTGAACCTGTCCACCAGTCTAGTTCCGAACCGATTCTTGAAATCCGTGACGGACAGGTTGGAAGTGATATGATACTTCTTCTGATGGGACTGGTATATCTCGTACCTCGCGTATAGGAACTCGTCTATTACGCTGTTAAGGCTGGTGCCGTAGCTTTTCTGGTTCTCCGTCTCAAGACCGATATCGTTAAGGCAGATATCGAACGGGTTCCCTTCCATGCTCCCTTTCCCGGCCTCCTCGTTGTACGTGAACCTGTCTATGTGACCATGGATCTTGTAATAGTTCATCATCTGGGTCACGGATAGGTTCACGAAGCGTTTGGGGTTATCCGTCAATTTCAGGTAATCGGCGAATATCTGCATCATGAGCGTTTTGCCCGTTCCCGGATCTCCCACGATAAGGAGGTTCTTGTGCAGCTTATAGTTCTCCTCCGGGAATACGGACTCGGCCAACGGGCAATCGTTGAAATAATACAACAGGAATCTCAAAACCTTGTCATTCCCCCTGTCTGTCTCGAATTGCCGCCTCTCGATCCCTAGGTAATTACAACCTAGCGCCTTTATCATCCGGGCGTGGCTGATGTACTCCGTATCGTCCGAGAGATCGTACCTAGAAACGTTCTGTATAGTCCTTGCGTGCTTCTTCACTAGGTTGAACACCTGTTTTTGCTGGAGCCTCTCTTTTTCCGTAGGCCCCCGCATGGCTTGTATAGCCTCCGAAAGTTTCTTTTCTTGTTCCTCCATTATGTCTTTGATTATAAGCCCTTAGTCCTGTTCCCTGCCACCAATAGGTGAATCGTCTCTTCACGTCATCTATCGTTTTTAGCGTATCGCCTTCCCCGGTGGATACCATCCAAGCGAGGAAGTTATCCAGCTCGCCGGGAATGAGGTCGTTGAAAGCGACGCTCAATCCCGATATCTGGCAAGCGTATCTGCGCCATTCCTCGTCCCCCAATAACTCATTCTTGAAATTCTCGAAAAGCGTCTCACGCGTATTAAGACTCTCTCTTAAAGTATTATCTTTATTATTATTTGGGTTATCGCTGGGTTGGCACTGGGTTGTTCTATGGGATATCAATTGAGTTATCAAACTCTCTAAGTCGTTTATTGAAAGGTTGTTTACTGGGTTACTTTGTGGGTTGCTTGTTGGGATATTACCATTGTATTCGTTGTATTTAACAAGAGTTATGACATTCATCCCTTGGCTTTTATCCGTAGTTATCATTCCTTTCCGTTTTAACTTGGCAAGAAATGTCTTGACTTTTTGTTCTCCCCATTTCCATTTACCAGCGAGGAAACGGTTTGAAGCCGGATATTGTCCTCTCCCATATGTTATTTCTCTACCTCCGATACATTCGATCGTGTCGGTTGCCTCAAATCGTGCCGATTGTATTAGATCAAGCCACGCTTCGCACTCCGAGAATGTCCGGGCTGCTTCCCACATTTCATTAGAAAAAAACTTACGAGAGAGCATAATGAAACCCTTATCCATATATTAAAAATCAAAATCCGGAGACTCGCCGCCCTGCAAGGACTTTAGTTTCTGGTCTACAAGGTGGTTTACATCCCATATGTTTACAGGTTGTATTTGCAGGTTCTCCGCCATTTGCCTTGCTACTTCCTCGGAGACAGGATTTATAGCGTATATGGCCCCCGATGAGAGAAAGCGGGTGAAACCGGGCTGGTTACTTGTATCTGGAACGTCTACCCGAAGCATATTCGTACCGGCCACGTTCTGTTCCGTACATCTTCCCGCTATCCTTGAATGGCCGAATAACTCGACCACGCACCATAAATCAAATTTCTCTTGTTCCATATTATCTTCTCTTTTTAAAAGTGTTACAAAATCTCGTGGAGTTAGCTACCCGGCCAGCATCATGTATGATGCACCAAACGCATAGCCCCTTGTGAGGATGTCCGTTGGCGCAATCGCCACATTTCACCTTTTCTTGCTCGTCTTTCTTCTTAGCCATTTCAATCCTTTATGCCTTTCTGATCCCTCAAATCCTTTATTCGTTTCTTGTAATCTTCGATCATCAATTGGTAATCGAATGCCGAGAGTTTAGAGATAGAGTGCTTTTTTACCTCAAGCTCGTTAATTACTTTTACACCATACTTATTTATCAAGCCCTTGGCATAACCGATGTTGTTGCCCTCGTCGAAACGGTTGCAAGACCTGCATTGAGCGTTGCAGTTTCTCTCGCTGTATCTGGTACCCATATGTGACCGGTTGACGAAATGTCCGCAATCTGCCTCTTTCCAATGCACGATCTTCCCACAGCTTATGCAACGGCAATAACCGTTGTTGTCAGCATCCCTTATTCTTATAAATACGGAGAATATACGGTCTAGTCTGTTCTTTAAAGAGGTTATGTTCTTTACTTTTCCCATGGATGTTTTCTTTTTTCGTTTATTAATAAGAATCCTGCCAAGATCACTGCTATAAGTCCGAGTATTGCGGTGATAAGGTATATGGCCATTGTCAAGTGATCTAAATCTTGTATTGTTCCCATGATTATATGTTTGTTATTCGTGGACGGTGCCGGGATCGAACCGGCCTCTTTACGTCATGCGCACTCCGTAACGTTTCATCCCGGAATACTTACCGCCCGAAATCCCCGCATATCCTCACGGGCGGCGGGGATAATCATTACTAAACTAAATCTAATACCATGAAAAACACACTAATATCAATATCAAACCTCTAGCTCTTCAATTAAGAGTTGTCCACATCCCATGAACCATACTTGGGAAGCTGGTGATTTCTGGAGCAAGGCGATCTCTATTGCGGCCTCCTTGAACTTGCTCTTGTCATGCCCGGCCTTTTGCCTGATGAAGGATTGCGTTCTCGTAATGAGATCTCCGTCCCCTTCCTTGGGATCACGGGTTATGATATCCTTGCACTCTCTCATCTTATCCTCTATTGATTTAGAGGTGTCGGACAATGATTTCTCTATCTCTTTTTTATCGATATCTACAACTCTCTTATTGACATCCGCGTTGAACGGGAATACGTCCATGATCATTGTCTCCGTGACAGAGGCTATGGTGTAATCCGCCATTGTCCCCTTCATGCCTTCTTCTAGCACGGTTATGGCCTCTTTTAGACTAGAGGCTTGGGCAAGCATTTGTGCGGCGGTTTTCTTTTCCGCTCCGCTCTTCTCGTCCAACGTTATAAAATAAACCTTGATCTTATAGAACCGGTCACCATTCTCGTTGAAGAATAATTCGGATAAACGAGCTCGTTTAATGTCTGTTACCGTGAACTCACCCGTGATGAAGGGGCGGATCTCCTCGGTGATGCGAGCTTCCGCCTCCGTAAAAGACAGGGCGTCTACCAAGTAAGGCTCGGTTACTTTTTTCTGCATGCCATTTTCCAGCATTTTCTCGTAAGAGACCTTACATTCAAACCAATTGTGCATATGCTTTACTTTTTAATTTAGTCTGTACTCTGTTTAAAACAACGTACAAATATAGTGGCTATTCGTCAATAAAACAACTTGCCGCAAAAGATATAATTTGTCAGGATGTCTAATTTCGCGTGTTTGTTTTCAGTTGGAATTTAAAATAGAGAGATATGGATGAGAAAGATTTGGTGGAAGGGATGCGAGAGTATATAAGTCTGTTACAAAAGGAAGGACGGTATTCCTCGGCGAAAAGTTATCAGGATGCGATGAACTCTTTTATACGGTATAGCGGGACGGATCGTATCCCATATACATATATAAATAAGGATACTCTTCGCCGGTACGAGGCTTATTTGTTGGAGAAAGGCTGCATGCGTAATACGGTCTCCACGTATATCCGCCGTTTGCGTTGTATCTATAACAAGGCGGTGGAGAATGGCGAGGCGGCGTTTATCCCCTCTTTATTCAAGGGGGTTTTTACGGGTGTGGAAAGCCAGCGCAAGAAATCCTTGCCTCTGGGTGATTTGAATCGCCTGATGACTGTCCCGGTAAAAGGAGAGAAGTTGAGGAAGACACAGCTGACGCTTTGCTTGATGTTTCAATATGGGGGGATGTCGTTCGTTGATTTCGCCCATTTGAATAGGGGTAATATCAAGAACGGCATATTGGATTACAATCGCCAGAAGACCGGGACCTCTATGCGGTTGGAGGTCTTGGATACGGCGGAGGCTATGTATAAGGAGCTGGCAGG